TACCATCAAATCTGGTAACTGGTGTACTGGATGGTTGTGGACTTACCACATTGTTGTCTTTATCGTGTCTTACGTATGACATCAGCAGTTCCAAGCTCTAAGTGACTTATTGATTCTGCTATCTGGATCAGATGCAGTTTTCTTTGAAGTTAGTTTAGACTTCATTCCTTTCATTCTAGCGCAGAACGATTTCCTGCGGGGATTTCCAACCTCTTTGCTTGGTGCTTTAAGGTCAGATCCAGGATTTTCTGCCTCGTAACTTTTTCTTCCTTTTTCGTTGAGTCCGCCATTCTTGTTTTGTCCTTCTTTTTTAGTCCAAGTTGCAGATTCGTCTATTTCTCTCTTTTTCTTGAGAAGTTTCAACGGGGAAGGTCTATCTGGATTATCCTTCGCAGTACTTCTCATATTTGAAGTAGATACCTTACCCTTAGTTTTTAACTCTTCTCTCTTTTTTAATCTAGCCTGTTCAGCTGGAGATAGTTCTTCGGTCATTTCAGACAAGAACTGTTCAAACGATTTGTTTAGTTCTTCTCCTCTGAGTTGTCTGTAATGTGCTTTCTTTTCAGCACCAGAAGAACTCTTCAACCAGGGATCATCGTGATCAATTGAATTTGACTTTTTAGTTTCTGTTGGTTTCTTCTTAGTTGTGGAAGAACTTACATATTTTGCTGTTGACTTTTGTGGTCTTGTGGACTGATAAATTTTACCACCAGATCCAGTTCTACCAACAACCTTTCTCCCCTTTACTCTATCAACTAAATCTGAAACAACTCCTTCAGATACTTCTTCATCAGAAGAAAGATATTCTGCTGCAGTATCAATAAAGTCTGCAGCTCTTGTAATCTTTGATTGTACCCATGCAGGTAATTGTTGATCTGGTTTTGTGATTAATTTACGAAGGATTTGAACAGATCTCTCAATTTGATCTAGTTCAAGATTTGCCATATATCCTTCATCATCTACCTTTTCGCCAGATGCAATTTCTTTGTGATCTTCTTCAACACTAATCTTAGTGGATGACATTTCCCATGCAGATGGGCCATATGAACACTGAGACTTAGTTTCTTCTTTTTTGCAGAGTGGACAGTATCTCTTTTCTTCCGACTCTTCTTTAACAGTTCTCTTACTGTCGTTCCACTTTTTCTTTAACTGTTTTTCCATTGCTAGTAGATGTTTGTAGTAATCTGGAAATTCTGCAATGTGTTGCAAAGCAATTCCATATGCTTCTTCGTGACTGGTAGTATGTTCTCTTTCAACTGTAGAACCTATCTCAGCTTGACGAATCACATATTTCACAGAAACACCATGTTTACTGGCAATTTCTTTTTCTGATGGAACTTTTTTCTTCATTTTATTAAAATGGAGTAATACTATTTATCGGAACTCATTTGTTTGAGCATCTTTTGGAGTTCTGAAGTTGACCCCACAAATAATGAATTGTTAACAACATTTGGGCCCTTGGGTTTCTCCTCACTAATTTCTTTGAGTTTTCTCTGAGATTCTAGTAGTTTGTCTGTAATATCAGCAACGTTCTTAATCAAGTTTCCTGCAACTTCATATGCTCTTGGGTGGTTGGTTTGTTTTGCAACATCTAAGATATCATTAATTGCTTCCTGACCCCTTTCAATGAGATTGTAGAGATTACCTCTTGCATACTCATGATCATCTCTAACTTGATTATCGGAGGATGCAACTCTGATTTCTTTTACTGTTTCTTCAGCCTTCATAATCTCACCTTCAATATTAAATTCTTTGTTTAAATTTTCAAATGGATCACTCATAATTCTGTCCAAGATTCATTGAATCCAAAGTTGTCATCTGGTTCTACAAACTGGTCGTCAATTGTGTTGATTACGGAGAACTTGTGTGGACCAGTACCCTGTGAAGTTAAATCAACAAAAATACCTCTTTGTGCATTGTATTTTGTAGTTGCAACTCTAAAATTATCATTATCAATTTTGACAATATAGTATTCACTATTTACATCTAGACCACCAATTGGTTCTCCCCCAGTAACAGTTACTCGGTAAGTTACAAAGTCTCCAGTAATAAATCCATGGTTTTGTAGAGTGATTGTGTTACTATTAACATTTACACTATTGAAGTTAATATCTGTTCCATCATTAGTATAGTCCTGTAGTGCATCTGGTGTTGCACTGTATCTTACGTACCTAGATCCAGTATTAATTGCAGTTCCAATATCAACGTTGACAGTTTTGATAACATCTTGTGTAGCAACTGGTCCGTATAGATAAGTTTTTGCTACGAAATTCAAAGTATGGATAAGTGATCTCCTTTTTCTAAAGTCACCCTCATAATCATCTTGAATTCCCACATTTTGCAAGACGATTGGAATATCCTTTGTCTCGTTAGTTTGTTCAATTAGATTGATACTAATATTAAATACTGGTTGGAAATATGGAAGAATTTGTTCTAAAATTTGAACGGAGTCATCATTATTTTTACTGATTATACTTAATTCAAAATCTAGATTATATGGAACTGGTGTGTATTGAGTATATACTGCCTTTGTATTTCCAGACTGAGGAGTTTTACAAATTTGAACTGGAGCAAGTTTTCTGGTTGAATCATATGTTATTCCTTTGAGTTCAAATGAGATTCTTGGTAATTGAATCTGCATAGGAGCTCCAGGATTTAAATCTGGCTCTGCGTCAATTCTCGCAAGAAACTTCTCTCTCGGTCCATATGCAAGAGGAACTTTAATAGTTTGAATGATATTGCCGTTATTATCTACTCTTCTCAATTCAATGTTATTGAAAAGAGTTCCAAATCCAACAATAGTCTTACGAATAATTTCGTGGTAAAAATGTTTTCCTAACATCAGAATACTCCCATATTTCCATATTCACCGAATGGATTTGACTCATTCCAATCAATGATTTTGTCACCTTCTACTTCAAACCATTCATTTTCAGCTGAAGGATCATTTTCTTTTTCTATGGAACTAAATGAGGTGACTGTCCATTCAGCTCCAGTTTCTGCACCAATCAATGTATCATTATCTACAAATTCACCAACAATATTAATTAGTTCTAGTTCTTTGTTAGTACCATCATATCTAGTGACTTCACCCTTTGGTTCGGATGGTGATCTCTGAATATTGACGGTAGGTGCAGTAGTGTAACCAGAACCTGGATTCGTTATATTTATAGAAGTTACTCTTCCCTGAGTTAGAACTGCAGTTGCTGTTGCCTGAGTTCCGCCACTAGGAGGTGCGGATAGTGTTACTGTTGGTGCAGTTGTATACCCCTCGCCCAACTTCTGGACAGTTAAAGATGTAACAGATCCCAAAGTTATTTTAGATGTGGCAGTTGCCGATTTTGAAGATCCATACACAGTTTCCCCAGTCTTGAAAGATTGTCTATTTGCGATAACAGCAACAGCTGTTGCACCCTGGCCGGTGCCAACTATAGAAACATTAGGAACACTTAAGTAACCAGCTCCTGGTTCAGTGAGATTAATAGAACTTATAGTTCCATTTGTATTTACACTAACTGTTGCTTGAGCTCCTGCGCCAGGAGTTCCAAATGTTACTGTAGTATTTCTTCCATATCCAGATCCAACATTTGTTAAGAATACAGATTTAATACCATCAATAAGTTTGAATACCATAGAGTAACCAGAGTCTCTGGTGACATTATCAATTTCTGGAACTCCAGTCTCAAATCTCTCATCGGAGAACTCCATTGTCTCTGCAATGAGTTGATATGTTTGGATTGCATCCAGTTGTCTGAATGGTTTTTCGTGCTCTACAAATTTAATTTGGAAGAACTGTCCAGTTAATGGGAAATAGATTACATCACCTTCATTAGGTCTCTTGGATGAAACTAGATTATTTGATGATGAAATGAGATCTTCCCATCTTCTCTTTGAAATGATAAATGTTGCTTCGTCAGATATTCTTACACCAAATTTGGATAGAAGTGTCCCGTCACCTTCAAATCCCTCAAAGTTTGAAAGGTACATTTCTATCATATAATTTTCATCAAACTTGGATAGAATGTCTTCTCTGAAAATTCTATCTTCCTTTACTATTTCTCTTGGAAGATAATAAACGTCATGTCCATATATCTTCAAAGACTCTATGATTAGATCTTCATAAAGTCTTTGTTCGGAGGAAGTTCCGTTTGAGAAATAGACATTCTTAGCCATATCAACCTACAAAATCTAGTGGAGGTAATTCGTAAGTTGTTGACATCTT